GATTTATCGTTTTTATCGAACTGAGAGGTGGCGAGCTTCATTTCGGAGCCGAGCACCTTGAAGGACTGGTTGATGTCTGCAAGTGCTTTTTTGAACTCTTTTTCACCCTCAAGACCGATCTTCAGTCCGAAACTGTCTGCCATTCGCCGTCACCTCCTTAAATGCCGTCCGGGATAATATCGTCGATGTAGTGTTCGTGAGCAGGAACAGCCTGCCCGTTATACTGCTTGTGACACTCCCATAAGTCCAAAAGCAGGCCAAACGGCATCAGCCACACCTCATCCTGCGACAGATGAAGGTGGGCAAGGCCGTAATAGAGAAGCCGGGTAAACAGCTCCGCATCGGAGACTGTTACCCGACTTGTGCGTTTTTTGAGTCTTTCTCGCTTTCCACATTCCGCTTGGTACCCTTGTAGAGCGCTTCCGTAATGGCGGTTTTGTATCCGGCGAGATCAAGCGGCGTGGTCAGAAGCTCCACCACATCCTCGGTGAGCGGCTCCTTGGGGTGCTCCTTGTCCTTGAGGTTGTGAATGAGGATGCTCTGATTTGCCAGAAGCGTGATGAGCCACACGATCTCTCCGATAGCCATTTCAAAGTTCTCGGATTTCATCAGCTTCTCACCGAGGTTTTCCAGACCGCCGTAGCGACCGGCGATCTCCTTGGTTGCCTTGGTCGTGAGGAGCAGCGTGTATTCCTCGTCACCGATGGTGATGACTGCAGTTCTCTCGTTATCCATTGTGTGTTACCTCCGTTAACCCTGTTTTTCGGATGTCGTGGTATAGGTCGGCTCGTATACTTCCTTATACCAGTTCGTGATGGTCGCAGCGGGCACATTGCCCTCCAGTGCCTCTGCCTTCCACGGGTGCTTGCCGCCTGCGTCTGCCTTGTTGCGGCGCAGAATGGTGCCTTCAATGGTCGGCGTGGAGAAGGTAATGCTGTCGCCCTTGGTGGCAAGGTTCGTCGCCGGAATACCGAATTTCACGCGGTACAGCCAGTAATACTTGTACTTGCCGTTGGACTTCTTGGCACGGAATCCCACCGCCACAGGGTCGCCGCCGTCCTCGGATGCGGAAATCAGCACCTTGTTTTTGTCGATGGTTGCACCCGTGAGGTCGGATGCCGCCGTAGAGCCGATATCGTCAATGCCGAGGGAGAGCGTGCCGGATTTGAATTCCTTTACGATCTCCGAAGCACCGTCGTCGGCGTATAGAGTTGCCTCTGCCAGTTCCACCGAAAGGTCAGCGGAGATGGCTTTGGCAAGCTGGGACGGCGTACCGTAGGTTTCCTCACCGGCGTCGTTCTCGGTGATTTTTGCGTAATACAGTCTGTCAAGACCGATAGTCGCCATAACTTATTCCTCCAGTTCGTAGATTTGCGCCACGTCAATGGCATAGTGATGATAGCCGGTCTCGGTCTCAAAGCCGATGTACCGGCGGTCGGTAATATAAAAATCTGCACCCAGCAAGGCACGGACGAGTGCATTTTTCAGTTTGGTGTAGCTGCCCTTTGTGAAGAGGGACAGCCGTGCCTCCTGCGTTTCGCAGCCTGGGGCGTTGTCGGCGTGAAGCTCGAAGTTGTCCGACAGCGGTGTGATCACCAGATAGGTGTCCGGCGCTTTACCGGAGAACACACCCGTTTCCACAGACACGCCGCAGCTTTCGGCAATGGTTTGTAAATCGGATAGCAGGCTCACAGCTTTTCCACCTCCTCATCCAGTGCCTTGGTCATGGCATCGATGCATTCCTGCCGGGATGCGGTTTTCGCAGGCTTCAGAAACGGCTTCGCGGGCTGACCGTGCTTGCCGTATTCGAGAATGTTGGCAAGTTTGGCGTTGCTGCCGCCGTCCGAGCGTGGCTCGGCAAAACCGACCTTGATGTCGTGGTTTCCGTCCCGGTTCAGCTTGGATGGAGAAAGACCGAGCGCACCTTCCAGTTCGCCTGTGGTGCGGGATTTGAACTTTGTCCCTCTGCCAATAGCGGAGGAGAGATTGCTCTTGACCTTTTTCAGCACAACCTCGCCACCGGCCTGCAGGACGGTATCCGCCACGCTGTCAAAGTTGCTGCCGAGCTTGGAAATTTTCAGAAGGAAATCCTCCGGCATTTTCATTTCAGCTTTTGCCAATGGTAGGTTCACTCCTTTTCGCTAAAACCTCGATGTACATCCCACGACCCTTTACATTTTCAACAGAGATGATATTAAATCGCTCTCCGTCACAAATGAGAAAATGATCGGTAGTGACCGTTAGCCCAGGAATACACCGAAAGCGGAACAGGTCGGTCGCTTCGCTGAATGCAGCGAGGTTCGCCCAACGCTGACTGCCGTGCCGACCTTCCCGGTACACACGGACGGAAGCGAGGACTTCATTCTCGGAATGGATGAAGCCCTCGCTGTCCTTGACCTGATTTGTTTTCACAATGTCGGCAAAGCCGTTCATTTTTCCGAAACTCATACCTGCCACCGCCTATCCAAGCGTAGCAGCAGATTGACCGTGTTCCACACCTGCTGTGCCGCATTTGTGCTATCCGCAAAGAAGCCACCCGTGCTGCTGTCCCGGCTTTCATAGAAGTGGGACGACAGCATGATGACGGCTTACTCCGTGGTGGGCGGCATGGGGTTCTCTTTGTAGTAGCCCTCCGGGATGTGCTGGTAGCTTTCGGCGTAAGAAACAGCGGCGGTGATGTAGCCTTTCAGCAGCTCATCATCCGCCGTGTGTTCCAGGATAAGGTTGGCTTTCACTTTGGAAAGAAGCTCGTCCATCACCGCCGCCTCCTTCCTTATTCGGTTTTCAGCTTGAGAATCTGAACGGCTTCGGAGAGGATGAGTTTGTCGTCCACACGCTCCTTGGCAACGAAACCGATCATACCGTTGCCTGCGAACAACTCGTTGAGCTGCTTGAAGGAACGGGTGCCGCGGTCGCCGATGTTGTAGTAGCTGTAATCACCGAAAGCGATAGCATTCTCCGGAGCATACGCAGAGGTGTGAACCGTGTAGCCGAGAATACGGTCGGGTTCGCCTGCCTGATAGGAAGGCTGCCAGATATACGCACCGTTGTTGTCCTTCAGCTTGCGGATCTGCGCAATAGTCTTGTCGTTCATGATGAAAGAGGCAGACTTGCGGTAGGGACGCTTCAGTGCATGGATGAGGGTGATGAGGTCATCGCTCTTGAGTGCCGCAGTAAGCGTTTCTGCCACATGACCGCCGCCGGTCTCCGCAAACAGACCGAGGGGCTGACCGACACCGGTGCCGTTGAGGAAGGCGTCCTCCTCGGCATTGGCGAGTGCCTTGCCGAACTCGGTGAGAATGTAATCCTCCAGCTTGAACGCATTGTCGTAAAGCAGTCCCTCGGTCACCTTGATGGCAACATGGAGCTTGTGCGCGTCCAGAAGGATCTGTGCAAAGGTTGCGTCACCGAAAGAGAGTGCGCCGCCTTCCTCAATCCACGCAGCGGCAGGCGCAGTCGCTGCAATGTTGATTTTATGCTCACCGGATGTGGTGATGGTATGACCGAGCTTTCGCATGATGTTTTCCTCGGAAAGCGTCTGAATGAGGCGGGAATCATACTCTTCGGGTACAAGGTAGCCGCCGTCAGCGTCAACACCCTCGCGAAGGACATCGCTCACCTGGCGGAAGTTGCTGCGAAGGGCGGTGAGCATTCCGGCGCGGTAGGCATCGGAAGCACGACCGGTCTTGGGTTTCTCGTCAGCGGCAGACTTGCCGTTCATGGGTTTCTCGGTGATGGGAGAGGAAGTGGGTCTGTTCAGCTGTGCTTCCATTGCGGACATAGCCTCCATGCGCTCGATTTCGGCACTGTAGTCCTGTACCTTCTTTTCCATCTGGGCGTAAGTCACAGCATCCTCTTCGGAAAGCAGACCGTCCTTGTCACGCTTGGTTTCCACAAATGCCTTTGCGGCATTCCAAGCCTGGTTGCGCTTTTCGCGCAGTTCGTTGATAGTCATATTGAATTACCTCCAGTTTTTAATGAGATTGAGCCGATCCATAAGGTCATCGGCTTTTTGTGTACGGGTTGGTTTCGGGGTGATGGCACATTTTGCGGCAACTTTCTCCATGAGAGAATTCACCACATTCGCCTTGGAATACAGCATGGAAACAGTGGGCGCGGGTACGCCATCGGATTCTGTGCTTCTCTGCATGATTTCGTCCGCAAAGCCAAGCTCTACAGCCTTGTTTGCGTCCATCCAAGTTTCCGCATCCATGAGGTGCGAGAGCTTGACACGGGAAAGCCCTGTCTTGATCTCATAGGCGTTGATGATGGAATCCTTAACGCTTGAGAGCATCTCGATGGCTTTCTGCATTTCCTCCGAATTGCCGAATGCCGCAGTCATGGGGTTGTGGATCATGAGCATGGACACCGGGGACACCAGCACCTTCGTGCCTGCCATAGCGATGACGGACGCGGCGGATGCCGCAATGCCATCGATTTTCACGGTCACATCGCCCTTATAGTCCATGAGCATATTGTAGATTTGCGCTGCAGCCACGCAGTCGCCACCGGGGCTGTTGATCCACACGGTGATGTTGCCACTGCCGGACATGAGTTCATCCTTGAAAAGCCGTGGTGTGATTTCATCGTCAAACCAGCTTTCCTCGGCGATGGTTCCGTTCAGAAACAGCGTTCGTTCCGCTGTCTCCGTCTGGTTTTTCCAATTCCAGAACTTCTTCATCGGTTTCTTCCTCCTTTCCGTCATCGGTAGGTGTATCTGCAAAAGCTCCGGCATTTTTTAAGGGGAGCATATTGCCGTTAATGAGGTACAGGTCGCCGCCGTCCTCCTCCGAGATGCGGTCGAGGTTTTCAAGCTCACGGATGTCGTTTGCGGACATCCAGCCGTTCTGGCGGCCGATGGCGTACCCGTTCATGCGGCTCTGGTAATCGCCGCGGAGTAGACCTTCCAGATTGAACTTCACGAAATACCTTGATTTTTCATCCGCAGATAAAAGCGACCGCTGAATGGACTGCTCCCAGCGGATGACCCAGGGGTCAAGGGTGTATTTCACGAACTCCAAGGACTGCTGCTCGATATTAGAAAAGCTCGATTTTTCCAGGTCGCCCACCATGTGGGGCGGCACTCGGAAAATTCGAGCAATTTCGTTTATTTGGAATTTGCGTGTTTCGAGGAATTGCGCCTGCTCCGGCGAGATGCCGATGGGCGTGTACTTCATACCTTCTTCCAACACGGCGATCTTATTGGCATTGCCGCTGCCGCCGAAGGTTGACTGCCAGCTCTCACGCACACGCTGCGGGTCTTTGATCGTGCCGGGATGTTCCAGCACACCGCCCGGAGCGGCACCGTTGGCAAAGAACTTTGCTCCGTACTCCTCACAGGCGATTGCCATGCCAATGGCATTCTTCGCCATTGCAATGGGACTGTAGCCCACCAGACCGTCAAAGCCCAAGCCGGGGATATGCAGCACATCCGATGGCTGAAGCGTTACGGCAAACTCTTTATCCTTGATGGCTTCGTCATTTCCACGATAATAGGTGTAGTACAACCGACCGTTCTCGTCTCTGTCCACTGACATCTTGTTCGGCATCAAGGGATACAGAGCAACGATTTCATTTTTACCGTTGCGGATTATCTGTGCGTAGGCATTACCCCACAGGAGAAGGTGCGTCATGAGCGTTTCCCGGAATACGAAGGAACTCATCTCCGGGTTCGGCTCATCATGGAGCAACCTATACAGCGGATGATCGTGAGCCATCGCTTTGCCGCCGCTGTCTGTATATTTATATAGGTGCAACGGAAGCCCCGCCACAGCCTCCGACAGGATGCGGACGCAGGAATACACGGCGGTCATCTGCATGGCCGAGCGTTCCGTTACCGCCTTTCCGGATGTCGTGCCGCCGAAGAAAAAGGCATAGTTGCTACCCGATGTGAGGTTCTGAGGCTTGTCTCTGGATTTGAAAAGTCTGCTAAAAATACCCATATCACATCACCGTACTTTCATAAAAATAAAAGACCACGAGTGTCGTAGATGCTCTCGGTCGTATCGTTGCCGCACCGGATGGCACGGTCCAAGGCCATGACAGTCGCCACGGCACCGTCGATTTTCTCTGTGGATTTCTCCTTGTCCGGCTTGATGTTGCCTGCCGGGTCGATGCGGATGAAGATGTTGTCCATCATCCAGCGGAGGACGGGATGCCCGCCGTGGGCAATGCGCTGTTCCAGCACCAGTTTCATCAGTTCCTTGGTAGGTGGGGACATATCTTTGAAGCCCTGTCCGAAAGGAACGACCGTGAAGCCCATGCCCTCAAGGTTCTGCACCATCTGCACAGCGCCCCAACGGTCGAAGGCGATCTCCCGGATGTTGAAGCGTTCGCCCAGGCTTTCGATGAATTTCTCGATATAACCGTAGTGAACGACATTGCCTTCCGTGGTTTGAAGATACCCTTGCCGTTCCCACACATCGTATGGCACATGGTCACGCCGGACACGCAGCTCGAGGTTGTCCTCCGGTATCCAGAAGTACGGCAGGATGATGTATTTGTCGTTCTCGTCCTCCGGCGGGAACACCAGAACGAATGCCGTAATGTCCGTGGTGGAGGACAGATCCAGGCCTCCGTAGCAGACACGACCTTCCAGATCGTCCTCACTGACAACGAACTCGCATTTGTCCCACTTATCCATCGGCATCCAGCGTACCGCCTGTTTGACCCACTGGTTGAGACGAAGCTGCCGGAAGGAGTTCTCCTCGCCGGGATTCTGCTTGGCAGATTCGCAGGCGTCTTTGACCTTGTCGATACCCACCGTGATGCCGAGGGACGGATTGGCTTTCTTCCAGACCTTTGGATCCGTCCAATCGTCCGATTCCTCCGCACCGCAGATGACGGGATAGAAGGTGTGGTCGATTTTGCGTCCCTCGATGATGTCCTTGGCCTTCTGGTGGATCTCGTAGCAGATGGACTTCGTATCGTTGCCAGCCGTGGTGATAAGGAAATACAGCGGCTGCATACGGGCGTCACCGGAGCCCTTGGTCATAACATCAAAGAGCTTGCGGTTCGGTTGCGTGTGCAGCTCATCAAACACCACGCCGTGTGTATTGAAGCCGTGCTTGTTACCGACATCTGCGGAAAGCACCTGGTAGATACTGCCCGTTGGCTGATAAACGAGTCGCTTCTGGGAATCCAGTATCTTGACCCGCTTGGAGAGCGCCGGACACATTCGCACCATATCCGCCGCCACATTAAAAACGATGGACGCCTGTTGACGGTCGGCAGCGCAGCCATAGACCTCTGCGCGCTCCTCGCCATCGCCGCAGGTGAGCAGAAGCGCCACCGCAGCGGCAAGCTCGGACTTACCTTGTTTCTTGGGGATTTCGATGTAGGCGGTATTGAACTGCCGATAGCCGTTGGGCTTGAGGACACCGAAAATGTCCCGAATGATCTGCTCCTGCCAGTCGATAAGCTCGAAGGGCTTTCTTGCCCAGGTGCCCTTGGTGTGGCACAGGCTCTCGATGAACATGACGGCATAATCGGCGGCATCCGTATCGTAGTGGGAGGTTTTCTCCATGAACCTTGTCAGCTTGTAGTTTTTCAATTTTCTCGTAATGATCACCTCCAAGGCATAAAAAATAGTCGCCATCCGAATTGGATGCGACCTTCTGTATAACGAGCAGCAGCTCCTCACGGAGCCGTTGCTTTGAAGTTTTGGCTTTTTACCAGTTCTCGCTGTGGAGCAGAAGCTCCAGCGCAAGCTGTGTGTTTTCATTGGCGGGTTCGATGTCCCAGCCTCTGTCGTAGTTGCAGACGATTTTGCCGTCCCGCTTGAGCGTGAGCTTGGAAATGCGTCCGCCATCGATACCCCACTCGGAGCCTTTGTCGTACTGCTTCATCCAGTAGTGAAAATGTCTCCGTTTACTTTGATGCTGCCTTCTTTCCACATAACCGTGTACCTCCGTTTGTTTTGTTGTGAGTGTATATTACCGTCATGTTCGGGATATATCCAGTCATTTCGAAGGCATATAGTACACAATCATTCGGGGCGGAAACTGTGTATATTACAGCGGTTCTCCCGTGAGAATGAAATGCACATACTCGCCTCGGTGTTCTTCGAGGAATACCACCAGTTCGTAAAACTGCATCTCATTGGCAATGTACTGCACCATCGGCACATCAAACATATTCGTGCGTCCGGCCTTGCGGACGGCGAGGATTTGCTCTCGGATTTTCTCAGTCATGGTCGCACCTCCGGCAGATGTCCTCGCCATAAGCCACGCTCAGACCGCAGCCGTTATCCCAGGCAACCATGATGGAACCGATATCGTCCACACCACGCACAGTGCCTTTCGTGCCGACAGGTGGAGCCTGTGGATCGTCCATCCGAACAAGTACGACCCGTGTACCGACCGAGTATTCTTTGCGAATACGCTCGACCGTTTCCTTACTCGGAAATCTCATGCTGTGTACCTCCGTTCTTGAAAGCCGAGGATCCGGACAAGTTCATCAGCAGTATTTTTCGGGCAGTCTTATATTCCACACCGATAAAACCCAGGCGAAGCAGGAAGCAGCGGAATGCGTATTTCTCATTGTCGGTCGGCTTTTCCGTTGAGTTGATCCGCTTCTGATTCCGTGCCATCTCGCACAGCTTGCAGATAAAGGTGTCGTAGGCGTTCATCTCGTCCGGGGTGGGAGTCGCCGGGAACCAAGGGAAGGATACCTTCGTGTCGGTGACTTCCAGTGGCAGGTCGCTCACGCCGAGGGCTTTTTTGATAAGACCACCCTTGGAGGCAATGAGTGCATTTAGGTTTTCCAGATTGCTGTCGGTGAACAGGCTCTTCGGCATGGAAACGCAGACGGCGCAAGGCTCGTCCTCGTCCTCGGTGTGGCTCTGGTCGATATCAAAGCCCGCATCGTCGATGTGTTCCAGGAGCCGCTCGATGACCTCGCTGTCGGCACGGTCGTCAAAGGAAAGACTGCCGTTTCGGTCAATGGTGAAGTAATCCACCTCATAGTTGAATGTGGGTGCGCCACAGTACTTTGCGGGAACGCCGAGCCAGACGGAGATGGTCTGCACCAGCCGCTTGCGCTCTGCGCCCTGTGCATGGATTGTAATCGTCATGTTCGTGACCTCCTTGTTTTATGGTAGTCACATATTACCGTCAGGTTGTGCACTTATCCAGCTATATCTGCACATTTCCGGTGTAGATTATATCGGCGCATTATCGCCGCCGGACTGTGCATACCACACAATTCCGCAGAGTACGAACCATACGCACGGGAGTGCCACGCCGTTGCCCCACATCTTATATTCCGCACTGTCGGAATACGGGTCTTTCAGCCACTTTGCGACCTGCTTGTCGGACTTCATCTTGCAGCCGGTCACTTCGGAGTAGGTCTTGAACACCTTGTGCCAGAAGTACATTTCCTCATCGGACGGTTTTTCCGTACCGAGGTCGGCACACCAGTTGTCCGGGAAGCCTTGGAGTCTGGCGCATTCGGTGGGTGTCAGCCGTCTGACGGTGTATCCGTTTTGGATAGCACCCGGCCCTTTTGCCACCAGCGTTGGCTGAAGCTCCTCTTCAAAGGTCGGAGCGAACTTAGCGTTCTGCCCCTGGTTGAAGGTGTCCCTGCCAATGCCGTAGCAAACGGCGGTGGGGTCTTTGTAGTCACGGGCAAGGACGGTAGGAGCCTTATCTTCGGAAACCTGGGCAAAGCTGCCGGTTGTCATGGTATAGACAGCGTGGCGGTCAACGGTATTGAGGGTGAAGGATACATCTTCGTTGATGCCGTCGCCCTGGGGACCGTTCTTGTCCTCACGGCCGATCATGGAACCTTGCAGCACAAAGGTCTGCTGTTTCGTCCCTGCGTTGGCGCACACCACAGCGGAGCGGTCGCCAAGGTCACGAACCTCATCACGCTGATTCTGCGTGAAAGCAACAACGGCGATGCCGCCCTGGTTACAGGAAGGATTACCGCCGTTGCCGTCCAGCGTCCGTGCGGTTTCCGCTTCGTAGATGCCGCTGTGGTGATTATCCGACTTCATGGCGTTGGAGTCCTTGGATGAGATGCCGAAGGGCTGAAGGACGCAGGTGAAATTGTCCTTGTCCGGCATCCGCTGATTTCCACCTGCGTTCTGTTTGGTGAGAGTCGGAGAAACCTGTCCGCCGTCCCAGCCGCAAGGCTCGAACAGCGTCTGGTCGTTGTTACAGGACAGAGTCGCGGACTTATTCTCCTGAATGAGCACACCCTTGCCGCCGCCTTCGCAGCCGGAGCGGATCTTCATCACAAGCGGTACATTGTTGCCGCCCGTGCCCATGCGTGAGGTCAGTGTCTGCACATTCCCGTCCTCGGAAAGTTTGACTCTGCTGTCGGTAGGATGGTTTTCCAGTGCGACCGCTGCGGGAACGACCCCAGCACGGAGCGTGGGAGAGCATTCCTCCTCATAGCCGATGGTGCGGCTCTTTGCGGAATGCTCGGTGCAAAATCCTGCCGACTCCATCACGCAGGGCGGATGCCCGTGATTTTCTGCTCGGAGCGTTGCCGCAACATCCTCGGAAACTTCCATGCGGTTACCGCCCTGGTCATTCAAAACAATGCCGTTACGACCGGTACTCATTCCGCAGTTCACGCCGAGGGTGGCGGAAGTGTCGTCCGTCAGACTGCCGTTGTATCCATCGAAGCCTGTCGCTCCAGCGCAAGGCGTAAAACTTCCGGCAGCTCTTTGCCACGAGCGGAAGCCCTCCGCAGAATACCCAGACAGGCCTTCTGACTCAAATAATATTTTTCCGGCACTTCCGCCTGCAAGATCTGCGACAAGGTAGATGCGGCGTCTTCGCTGGGGAACTCCCCAGTATTGTGCGTCAAGAGTTCGGTACGCAACGCTCCATCCATCTCCCATGTATAGGTCGGCGTAGGGCCATCGTGCCTTTTCAGGCATAGGCACCTCGGCATTCGGCTCGGCGATGCCGATGACCGCTTCGAGGACGGCTTTGAAGTCCTCGCCCTTGTTCGAGGAGAAGGCACCGGGGACGTTCTCCCATACGATGTATCTTGGATATCTGCCACCTGTGGCACACCTCATTTCTTTGATAATACGGACGGTTTCATAAAAAAGACTTGAACGGGAACCGTCCAGACCGTCTCTTCGGCCTGCCACGCTCATGTCCTGGCATGGGCTGCCGAAAGTGATAATGTCCACGGGTTCGATTCTGCCGCCGTCCATAGCGGAGATGTTCCCGTAGTGCTTCATAAAAGGCAGACGCTTGGTGGTCACCCGAATGGGAAACGGCTCGATCTCCGAAGCCCACACGGGAGTGATACCGGCAAGCAGTCCGCCCAAAGGAAAGCCCCCGGAGCCGTCAAACAGGCTTCCGAGGGTCAAAGGCTTTTCAGTTTTCATCTGGATGCCTCCAATCGTTCTCTCAGTGCAGTGTAGAACGCTCTGCTTCGGATAGGCTTTCCGGCAGCCGTCCACTCGCGCTCCAGCAAAAAACGAACCTCCAAATTCTCCACGCTGTAGTCGGCACGGAAGTTTCGCCAGGTTCGTTTATCCCATGTTTTCAGTTGCTCCCAAAGCCCTGGAAAGTGCTGATGCAGCTCCCGCAGCTCCGTCAACGATTGCAGCGGACAGCACCAGCAGGACACGCGCTTGAAATGCTCATACAGGCCATCCCAATCATATCCACGCTCATAGCAATACCGCAGGCAGTCGCGCTCCGTCCAGCCCCAATCTACCAACGGGTGTCGGTGGTTGGGATTCTGATTGTTCGCTCGTTCCAGGCGATATTGCTCATCGGCGGCAATGCCGACATATTCAATGACCTCATACTGTTTCCGCAGTTCCCTCAGAAAACGCTCTCGCGGCATCGCCTTGAGCCGTGTGGTACACCACCGCTGCCGAGGGCCAGGCCATCCGTAGCCATTCAATTGCACTCCGTATTGCCGGACGACAGGCGAATCTGCACTACGCCGTACCGGAACATCAAACATGAGTTCCTCATAGGTATGCTCGGCTCTGACGCTGGTAATTCTCCGACCTATGTCCTTTTCAACCTTTGCGATATGATCATACATAGCAGGAAATTCAAGCCCTGTATCACAGAAAAGAATGCAGTCAATTTTCATGTCGCGCTCCAGCATCCCAAGAAGCATGGCGGTTGAGTCCTTGCCGCCGGAAAAGGAAACAAGGTGATATTGCTCTTTCACGCTCACACCTCCGGTGCGGTATTTGCCACCTCAGTGAAGGGCAGTACTTTCCCATCCCGCAGAACGCTGACCTTTTCATCCGAGCCGACCTGCTCGATGTACCGTTTTACGATGACATCGCAGAACTTTTCGTCCAGTTCGATGGTACAGCAGATGCGGTCGGTCTGCTCACAGGCAATGAGCGTGGAGCCGGACCCGCCGAATGGGTCAAGAACCACGGAGTTTGCCATAGAGCTGTTCTGAATGGGATAGGCAAGCAGCGGAATCAGCTTCATGGTAGGATGGTCGCCGTTTTTCTTGGGCTTGTCGAACTCCCAGATGGTGGACTCTTTGCGCCCGGTGTACCACTGATGCTTGCCTTTCTTTTTCCAGCCGTAAAGGCACGGCTCATGCTGCCACTGGTACGGGGAGCGTCCCAGCACCAGGGACTGCTTCTTCCAGATACAACAGCCGGAGAGATAGAACCCAGCAGCGTCAAAAGCCTTTCGGAAGTTCAGCCCCTCGGTGTCGGCGTGGAACACATAGATGGAGGCATCGTCCGCCATGACCTTCTCCATATTGGAAAAGGCATCGAAGAGGAAGTCGAAAAACTTCTCCGATGCCATGTTGTCGTTTTTGATTTTCCCGGCGCTGCCCTCGTAGTTCACATTGTAGGGCGGGTCGGTAATAACGAGGTTCGCCTTGCGGCCGTCCATGAGAGCGGTGTAGGTTTCCTCTTTTGTACTGTCGCCGCAGATGAGTCTGTGTCTGCCAAGTGTCCATACATCGCCCGGTTTTGAAAAGGTCGGTTTTTGCAGTTCGGCATCCACATCAAAGTCATCCTCTTCGGCTTCGATGCCGTCATCAAAAAGTTTTGATAATTCTTTTTCGTAAAAGCCGGTGAGGAGCGGGTCAAAGTCCGCCGCCTGCAAAGACTCGATCTCCACACGCAGGAGTTCTTCATCCCAGCCCGCATCCATCGCCATGCGGTTGTCGGCAATGATGTAGGCTTTCTTCTGGGCTTCGGTGAGATGGTCGGCAAAGACGCACGGCACCTCATTGATGCCTTCCTCCTTGGCAGCAAGAATACGACCGTGACCGGCAATAACGCCATAGTCACGGTCGATAATAACGGGATTGATGAAGCCAAACTCACGCAGTGAGGAGCGGAGCTTATTGATCTGCTCCGGGCTGTGTGTCCGGGCGTTGTTGACATACGGCACCAGCTTTGTAATGGGAACGAGCTGCATTTCGGTCGTTGTTTTCATCAAACCAGCCCCCATTCCGCAAACTTCTCAAAGCCGCCGACCGAGCGGATATAGTTTCGAGCAATCTCCACGATTTTCTCATACGGTCTGCCGTCTACGGTGTCATCACCAATGGCACAGCAGAGCGTTACGGGCTTGCCGGTTTCCTGGGCTTTGAGGAAAGCGTAGATATTCACGGACACATCCGCCTTGGACAGATCTTTGCCGTGCAGACCGCCGCCTGTCACCGAGTCGGCCATATCCGAGCCGAGCTTGCGGTTGGTTGCGCCGGTGTCCACATCGGTGCCGCCCGTCCAGTCGCCAAGCGGATTGATCTCCGCATCGGGATAAATCTCGCGCAGATGCTGTGTCTCGGCATTGCTCTGACAGAGAATGAGCCAGTCGCCGTCCAGAATGTATTTGCCGTCATAGGGATACACGGCGAAAATGTCCCGTGCGATTTTGGACAGCGTTTTCTGTTCCTCGGTCACGGGCATTCCTTTGAAGATACCGTTATCTCCGCAGCGGACGCCATCTGCCTGGTTATCGGCAAGGTGACCGTCCTGCGGTACTTCCACATAGTCCACAGCGAGATTTCCTGCAATGCGGTGAACGGCGGCGGTCACATCTACTTCGTCCAGCTTGACGGAGGTTTCCGCAATAATGTGGCACACGCCGTGGCCGATGAGGACTTCAACAGCGATGCGGGGATTTTCTGCTTTCTTGTATGCCAGGTCAACGAGCGCACCGGCAATTCTGTCTGCCACCTTATCCGG